GGGTCGGTAGGTGTAGGATCGTGAAGGTTTTGCCAATAAAAAACGAAGAAACATACGCATGGTTATTGCAAAAACATTACGCTAAACGAATACCACAGATTATGTATGCTTTTGGTCTTTACGATGATGAAAGGTTAGTTGGAGTTGTTACTTATGGAATACCAGCAAGCCCATCACTTTGCATGGGTATTTGTGGAAAAGAATGGTCTGAAAAAGTTTTAGAGCTTAATCGTTTATGTTTGCAAGACAACAGTAAAAACCAATCTAGTTTTCTGGTTTCTAATTCTATAAAACTTTTACCAAAACCAACTATAGTGGTTTCTTACGCTGATACTGGTCAAGGTCATGTTGGATATGTATACCAAGCTACGAACTTTTTATATACTGGTTTGTCTGCAAACAGAGTTGATTGGACTGTAAAAGGATTAGAGCATAAACACAGCAAAACATTATCTGATGGCATGACATTAGAAAGTATTAAAGAAAAATATGGCGATGATTTTTATTACACAGAAAGAAGCAGAAAACATAGGTACATTTATTTTCATGGCACAAAACAACAAAAGAAATTGCTAAAGAGTCTGCTTAAATATAATATAGAACCTTATCCAAAAGGAGATAGTAAAAAATATGACTCAGGAAGTAGAGTCGAAACACAGTCAGTCTTATTCTGTTAAATGGAAACACCAATGCGGAGTAAGGCAGTTGTGCAAGTGGAGACAAGATTGGGGATTGCAGAAGTTTAGGAAATATTTATCAGAACACAATCTTGATAAAGATTTGCTATCAGACTTCCAAGATCAATGGTTAAAAGGGAATAGGGGAGATACATGGATATAGAACCAACCAAAGCAGTAGAGTACATAATGAAGTATTCAGGTGATTTTGCTAAAGCCAAGGCAAACAGAATCTACCTAGAGAACTTCCTAAAATCTAAGCGCAGTATCCTTATGTCTAAGTCATCGGCTAAGTCTGTTGCAGCAGCCGAGGTAGATGCGTATGCAGACCCAGAGTATATTGGGCTACTAGAAGGCTTAAAAGAGGCTGTAGAGTGCGAGGAAAAGATCAAATGGATGTTGACTGCTGCACAACTCAAAGTCGAGATATGGCGCAGTCTAGAGGCTACTAACCGATCTGTAGATAATCATGCTCGATAGCGACTTTGTCTACATCTGGGCATTAATTGTGTTTCTCATAGTATACATTTCTATAAAGATTGGTACAAAATAGTGGACTCTACAAACTACAATTTATACCTAAATAGGTATAAAGAGATGCTAAAGACAGCACACCATTTATCTCAGTTGCTAAAGAAAACTAGAGAAGAAAATGCTATGCTCAGAGCAGAATTAGATAAAAAAACAGGACTAGAAGGAAACCATTAATGATTGACTATGCAGAACTCGTATTAAGACTAAAGACACTAGAGAAGGAATACCACGACTCTATGTTAAAAAAAGATGTAAAACAGGCTTTACTAGCATCGGAAGAATTGGTCGTAGTATCTAAACGAATACAAGCCTATACCAAAGCAGTAAATGTATAGAAACAAAAAACTGCTAGAAATCGCTAGACTATTACCATGTCAACATTGTGGGATAGAAGATGGAACTGTCGTGGCTGCACATTCCAACCAGTTACGAGATGGCAAAGGTCGTGGACTTAAGGCATCCGATTTTCGCATTGCCAGCCTCTGTTTTCGCTGCCATGCGGAAGCCGATACATCTAGCACACTTACAAAAGTCGCAAGGATTGAGATGTGGGAAAAAGCGCACCGATCTACCATTGGTGAACTTTTTGAACGAGGACTTGTTGTAGTTAATTCAAAGCTCTAAGGGATCTAGCCCTAGCTCTTTTCCTACTCTGTGGCATCTAGCGCGAAACTCTTTGCCATGTTGCGCCCATTTATTACCCTTCCTACGATAAAAGCTCATATGGATCATTTCATGTGCCATAGTCCGAATAACTGTATCTAGGAATCCGCACCTGGCAGTAGAGATGGTAATGATATGTTCCCATTTCTCATCATCCTGATATAAGTAAGTTCCCATCACATCTGGATCTGCATCAACCACAAAACGAATCTGGGCTGCTAAAGGCATATTCCACTTATCAAAAGGCTCACACACCACAAGCATATTGTAGATATTCTTTAGGATAGTGGAGGTTAGTTTCATACCTTTAGGATTTCTCCTCTGAACTCGACACGATCCTCTCCGCAGACTTGAACCATCTCTGGCATTAGCATCCTACCCTCATCCCAAGACAGCATAACAAAACCTGATCGCCAATCTTTAGGAGAATCCTCTGTATAGTCTGCAAACTGCATATTATTAGGCTCGGCTAGTGTGCCTGTCTGTACCCCCCAAATCGTCTTGGCATAGCCTGTAATGGGCTGACAAGCTAAGACATGGGTATGCCCTGTAATAATGTTTGTTTGGGCTGCTACAGCGTTGTTATAGCCTGCGTATCGCCCACCCTTAAACTTGTGTTTAATTACAGTATCGTCATTAACCCAAAAAGACCAACACCCCTCCCATAAAGGAAAATGGTCTTTTAATTGGAATCCCTGTACACCTTCAAACTGACTAGCCTGTGCAGCAAGCATGGTCTCAAATCGGGCATCGTGATTCCCAAGACACCAAATAAGCCTAGAACCTGCTGGTCTTATCTTTTCTATCTCGCCTAAGTAGAGCTTGTTTGCTTCCAGTTCTTCTTGAACAGTAGGTTTCTTATCCCAACCAATACGAGGAAAACGACTAATAGAACCACCATCAAAGGAATCCCCATTATTAACAATAATATTCGGCTTGAAATATTCAATAAATTTAAGAAGTGCTTTATAAGCAGTAGTAGTGTCATCAGGATAAAAATGGGCATCGCTAAAAACAATAATACGACCTTTATCAAGTGCTGTACCCCTTCTAACTGAGATTGGTGCTTGCTCTATTCTGTTTTCGTTTTCTTCTTTTAACCTAGCAATTCGTTCTTCTTTTTGTTTTTTATTATGCTCTGCTCTTAAATCTACAAGGGTTTCTAGTTTTACACCTAGCCTTATTTCTACAGTCCTTCTTCTATTCTGTACTGCTCTAGGACTCATCTTAATCTCGTTTGCCATAAGAGTTGGACTAGGAAACTCTTTCCATTTATCTGCAAACTGTTGGTCTGTTAGGTAAAAGCCAAACTGATTTTTCATATATTCTCTTTAAGATATTGAAATAATACAGAAATTTTGATTACAATTATATAGTTATTTAAATACAGGGATGTGAATGTCATTAGACGATAGACTCCGAAACTGGGCTTGGTATGTCTCTGGATCAGTTATTCCGCAGCCAGACTCTACTTGCCGGTCATTTGAAAAGAACTACATTCCCGAACTAGGCAACCTATACGCACCAGAAGAACCGCACTACGAGCCTGACAACCAAGATGGTGAAATAATAGAAGAAGCAATTAAGGGTTTACCCTTAGAACTAAGAAAGATACTAAAGGCTCGATATGTGAGCCATCCCTATGCTAGTCAGAATCAACTAGCCCATACATTAAGAATATCTACAAAACGATTCGAAACAGACCTACACAATGCTAAAAAGCGACTCCAAGACCAGCTCGATAAGAGAGCCAAAAGTAATCACTATGCGAATCTGCTCAAGGTGTCAGCAGCGTAAAACTACAAAGGGTGGATACTTCCAAATCTATAACCAAGGACACAATGAAAAGTTTATTTGTTTTGATTGTAGACAGCCAAAAAATGCTTTATAATTTGTTTGGGTCATTGCACCCAAAATTTAGTGATTCTTCTTTACAGCCCTAGCAATAGGGCTTTTTTTCTGGGCGCGATATGAAAGAAAAAGGTATGTCGATAATGATCGGTCTGTTAGGCAAAGAGCCTAAGATGGCTGAGAAGTCCGAGGGCGGTCTATTAGAGTCCGATACCGAGTCTTGCCCACTCTCTACAATGGATGCCGATATTAACAAAGGCAACATGAAAAAAGCCGTTATTACAGCCGAATATGGTGATCGTAAGGATGGCGAAGGCAAGTGCAAAGCCTGTGAATACTACGAAACAGGCGAAGAAATGAGCAAGTGCGGTGTTCCCAAAGATATGGGTCATTGTGCTATATTTGATTTTGTCTGCAAAGGTGAACGAGGCTGTATGGCTTTTGAGCCTATGGGTGCAGAAGAAGAAGAATACGAGGAGGAAGAATGAAACAGGGTCTCTACAGCAATATCGCAGCAAAGAGAAAACGGATAGCCGAAGGATCTGGTGAGAAAATGCGTAAGCCAGGCACAGCAGGCGCACCAACAGCCAAGGCTTTTAAACAAGCAGCAAAAACAGCAAAGCCAAAGAAAAAGTGAGATTAGGGATAATAATCCC